AACTAAATATCTTTTCACCTCTAGCTGCTAACACTTTATCTGCAAAGGTAGCAACCATCAACACTTTTTCGCCAGAGCTAGATGTTTGAGGCACTTGATGATTTACGTATTTACGAAAACCGTTTATTCTCCTGTAGCCACCCTCAATGTCAGGCTCAAAGTTTTCTAACTCTAAAGCCTCTCCAGGTTGCATTAAGAAAGTAGAACGATTTAAAACTAAGCCACCCTCACAGTTAAACGCTGCAGGTTGAGCTTGAGAAAAATCAGGCATTAGGAAACTACTCCACCTGCAAAGTTAGCAGAACCTCTGGGGGCAAGTATGACTGTAGATCGTACATACTCATACTTGTTAATAAGTAAGCTCTGCATATTTTTAATACCTTGCTCAAACCTAGCAAAGTTTAATTGATATTGTTGTGTTTCACCTCGATACTGATAAACAAAAGCAGCCGCACCATCTACAATTACTGGTGCAAACCTATCTGGAATACTTGTAGTGTCTCCATGTGCTGATAAATCAGATGGAAATGTAAAGTAATCAAATATAAGTGTGTACTGTTTATCTGGATAAGGGTACACTAAATAATTATTATCGGGAGTTCTAACTATATTTCTGGGAACACCACCACCATCAAACTGTGTTACTGTTGTGCCATCAGCATGTAGAGCAGCAGTTGTACTATTAGCACCTCTAGTGCAACCTGTAATATCGTTACCTGAAACACCGGTGTAAGTTATTTGCTCTCCACCAATGTATACTTTACCTGATGAAGCAAAACCTGTGCTAGATGTTAGAGTAAGAGTTGTTACAGAACTTGAGTGTGATCCATTTAAAGTTGTTGTTTCAACTTGATCTTCCTCATTAGGATAACCTTTTTCTATATACTCATTATAATTAAGTACTGTTAAATTATTTCCTGCAGCATTAACATCATCATCTTTTTTAATTCTAGATGTAGCATAATCTATTGACTTAGTACTTGTTGGTGCAGTATATCTACACACACCTGGAGTTAAGGTAGAACTGTTAGAAGCATGGTTAAAAGAATAACCAAACTCTCTTTGATTAATATATCGTATTGATTCATTAACTGCATTTTGACATTGTACTTGAACACCTCTGGCATTAGCAAAGGTAGTAGACGTGAGAGCTACTTCGTTCATGCGTGTGATAACATCGTTAGTTAACGAAAGAAATGTCAAAGCCATATTGTTTCCTTTAAATAAGCTAAAGGGGCCAACCTAAGTCAGCCCCTAAAGTTGTTTTATGCTAAGTCACGAGCAGCAACCGCAGCTTCTGTCTGTGCGGCAGAAACATCGACAACTACTGCATAGACACGTAAGCGTCCAGTTGCAGCAGCAGCTCCAGCGATTGTAACATCAATGGTATCGGCAGTACCCACAAGAGCCAAAGACTCTGCAGCATATGTAGAAGCTGCACCTGTGTTAACGATGTTAGCTTCACCGTTACTACCTTTTACAAGGTATGTACCTGCAGCATCATCTAGTGCTGCACCATCAATGATGTCATCTCCACCACCAAAGTCAATATTACAAGTACAACTTGCAGTAAAAGACTTCATGATTTCAGCACCTGCAGCAATCACAATTGATTCAGCAGGAACTTCTAGTAGTTGAAAGATGTCACCGTTAGCAATAGTAGCACCTGCAGCAATCATAGCATCAATATCTAAGATTGCTTCCTACTACGGTGGGAACAGCAAGAACGTCTGCACCAACACCTGCAGTAGAAGCGAGAGTCATATCAAAAGTAGCCATAAGTTATATCCTCCCTTACGCTGCGTTGTATTTAGCAGTACAGATAGCTTCTGGACGAAGTATCTTTCTACCGTATAGATGCATACCACGAACGATGTCAGCAAAGCTGTCAGGATCACGATATGTTTCTGTTTTGTTGATTTGCTCCGCAGTTGCGACAGCAGAATCATGACCTGCAACAATCACACCAAAGTTAGTATTTTGGTTTGCTGTTCCTGATGTACCTGAACCTGTACCTGCGGCAGGAAGGTTTGATGATACATACATACGGAAACCATGAAAGTTATTGATGGTAAGACCATTACGTAGTCCACCACTTTCACCGTAGTCTCCATTCATGAAGCGTGAGTCCTCATCGGAAAGTAGCTCCATAAATACAGGGTCAACAACGAGCCATCTACCTTGGGTATCAACTTGTTGTACGTCAAGCAATCGTTTCATTCTTGCAATAACCATTGCAGGTGAAACTGTAGCTGTTGGTAAAGAAGTAGCACCTGGCATACGTGCAGTTACTGGGATTGAATGATCCCCTGCAGATGTCGTTGTGATGTTACCGAATGAATCTTTACGTAGCTTCATGCTTGTAAGCAACTCGTCTGAACCTGCAGAATCAACAGACTTTGAACCATTTACTTGGTCATTGACTGTAGAAGCTTTTGAGTGTAGACTTGACTGCTTAAAACCTGAAAGATAACCAAGAACTTCTTGGTCATACTGATCAGCTAGTCTATAAGCTGCACGATCTGTTGCAAGATCCATGAAGTTTATGTGTGAATGGGCTTCCTCGATATCGTCCATCTTGAACGCAAAGTAGTTAGCTTTATCCACTACTAACTGAAAATCGTCATCTTCGAGATCTTGTGCTGTGATATTTGTACCACGGGCATAAGACTGAACTGAGATTTCAGGTTCTTTGATTATGCGAACTGTGTCGCCTTGTGCGGAAATCTCTCCAAAATAATCTGAATTGGTGATATCTCCCACGGTAGCAGCTTTACGGAAAGCAAGCTGTACCTTCTTGGAATAGATTACTGGCGAAAAATTACCGTTTGGTAAATTGCCATAACCTGTTGCGGTTTGAAAAGCCATGGTTAAATCCTCCTGATATTTGGCTTGAATTAAGCTTAAACATCTAAAAGGGGCTGTACGTTTTCTAGGGTGCAGTTAAAATTTACTTGCGCTAGTAAATACAACTGGGCCTATACTTGTCCAGGTAGTTCTTTGTAGTTTAGACTTTTTATGAATTTAGGTGTGACAAAAGGTAGTCAAGATGAGGCTTTTATCAACATGCCTATAGTTATACTGCTGAATTTTAATTTGTCAACAGTTATCTGGCTTTACCAGACACATCGTAAACAAATTTACCCGAACGGATAGCTTTGTTTATTTCATCAGAATGTTCTTCAAACTCCTTATTGGACATTTTAGCAACCTCTGATTCA